CCCCCCCCAGTAGACAATTAAGAGATTCCGTCTTTGTTGAGTCGCCACACAATAACATATGCTCACCTAGCATCCATACATCACCGAACTTTGTCATAGGTTCTTTAATTGATTTGATAGCTTCTTCTGCATCAAAATCATCCTCATGAACTTCATCTGCCATTACCTGGTTTAATAGGCTAGCTATATCATCGTCAGAATAACCTGTAAACTCAGCAAAATCTCCCGTATCAGCTAATAACTCTCCTAATAAGGTATTATCGATATCTGATAGTTCAGCGATTCTATTATCTGCAATCAGGTCTGCATACTCTGCAGCTTCGCTTTCATAATCCTGCCGGTCAATTGGAACAGTGTCTAGACCTAATAATTGTGCAGCCATTAACCGCCCATGGCCTCTTACAATAAACCCAGAACGGTTGCTCACCGTAATCGGAGCTCGCCAACCTTGTGCTTTTATCACTTTGGCTAACAACTCTACTTGCTTATCACTATGGTGGTTAGGATTTCTAGGGTTTGGGACTACAGAGGTAATATCTACTAAATCTGTATACGCGCAATGGATCATAATGTTATCTGCCATTATTTCAGCACTCCTTTATTCTGCTTATATTTACCGCACTCCTTATGAACCTTTGCGGTTTTTGTCTTTACTAACGAATGTGATGGTGCATACGATTTACACATATGGTCTATATGAATTCCATTGGCCTTACACCAACCTTTTACATTATTAAGGCATCGCCTCTTTTCACAATACACATCTGTCAATCGTATTCACCTCGTTCCATTCTTCTTTTGCATAACTATATTCGATTTTATCATCATAATATACTATATATTGTTATATTGTTTTATAAAAACAATATCTAGTATGGAATATTCGTTCTATTTTTCATTTATAAAATAAAAGTAAACTTTTCCGCAATCCTACGATTGATTTTTTATATTTTAGTGATATTATGTTAGTGAGATGTTTAGACGTATAAAGGATGCTTTGAGTTATTAGCTACAACTCATTTTATTTCAAAACAAGTTTACTTGTTCCGTCTAAGAAAAAGACCCCGGATTCCGGGGTCTTTTTCATTTACATCTCAATACTGGTTTAATCAACAAATAATGGTTATAATATAAATAGTGCGGGCCCGCCATAAATCTCTTCAGAGAAATTTATGAAAGGAAAAGCTAATATGTCTAATACATCTCAAAGCGGGTCTAAACGTGGCACAAAGAAATTTGTTGCATATGTAACAGACCCTAAGACTGGTAAACGCCGTTATGCTCGTGACTACGGTAAACGCGCGTTTGTTATTTACGTTTAGTATATAACTTGCCATTAACTTGCATCCTGTTGCGATCGCACTGTCTTATAGGAGTAGCTACCCTATAGCAAAAAGCCCTTGCCGAAGCAAGGGCTTTTTCGCTTTTGTGTTCTAGGTATTCACTGTGTCGAGAGAGATTAATCGTTTCCCTATTAACTCACACTATCATTATAAACTGTCAAGAAGGACAGGTCTAGGACAGTTTTGGGACAATTTTCAGGCTAGCTTTGTATTTAATCCAATAACGCCCCATAGCAAAACTGATAACTCTTCAATCCCTCTTGCAATATAACGTTTGATAGTCCGTACATCAGGCTTTTCAGGAAATGATTCTGCAATCTCTTCTAATGTTTCTCCATCAATATAATACCTGCGCATGCATTCGCAATATTTGAATTGCTTGTCGCTACACTTCTCAGCATAGATATCGAGCATGTTATTCACATGCCTCATCATCAATGCTGTTTTTTCTTTGCTTTTGACAATCGCATTTACTTTCACAATGCTTTTATCGTCAAACATATCAATTAACAGTTCATTGAGCCATATATCCTCGGCTTGTGTCGAATCCGTGATAGCATTGTCTACGTATGACTGTAACTGACTATAATGCTTAAGCAGCTTGATCGTGTTGTGTCGAAGTTTACGACCTAGCTGTGCATTTTCTTGCTTGGCTAATTCATAGTAGGTTTTTGTGGCCACCTCAGTGGCCAACCTAGTGATTTTTTCAATCTCGTATTCATTCAAATACATCTCCCCCTTTTAAATTTGTAGTTTAGTCCGAATTGTGTTTATACCAACTTCATAAGAAGTATCTAACAATAATTAAATCATGTTCATTGCTTTCCATTCGCTTAACACAAATGTAGCAATACCATGTTTCTTGGCGTATTCATATTCGCCTTTACAACCTCGGCTAGTCTCCCAGCCATCACACAAGACCAGTACATCACAATGATTGAGTAGGCCTATACATATACCTAAGCCAAATTGATATTGGTCTCCGGTTAAATACATGAACCCATAATTATGGATAGGGGATACATAGTCATGTGTAATATCCACCATCACCAGTTCTTGCATGATTTTGTCTATTTTTTCTTTATTGCTCTTCTTTCCACCATATGGATGAGCCACATATACAAGCTTTTTCTTCATAATACCTCGCTTTAAACACTCTTTACAGGAATATACTCATACACTCCGATATGTGCAGGATTACATAATTCTCTGTATCAGTTATAATTTCATCTGCCATCGTGCCTATGAACTTTCTATTGTCATTTTCTAACACACCTGCCAATTGTAGACCATCAAGAATAAATTTCTTAGCGAACGCTACATTGTCAGGATCATGCCTGGTTGATGAGTGCCACTCAAATAACAGGTCTACTTTACCCTTAACCGATTCTATCTGTTGTGATAGACATTGTTCTTTGACCTGCTCTGTGCATTTCTTTTTCATAGCAGCGGCAGCTATAGTCGAACCACGCTCACAATCAATGTACTCGTTCAATGTAGGGAACCTATCATGGGTTTTCTTTCTAAATCGAAACTGACAACGTAGAATAATCTTCATCGGTGTGATTCTCCCCAAAATATAGCTTCCTCATAATCTTTACCACGTAATCTATCAATCACTCGTTCGCTATAATGGTCTTTTGTTTGGTCGTTATTATAATTAGTTGTCAGTATAACTGGCTTCATATCATGGTATCGGCCAATAATAATGCTTTCAACTTTTGTGTGCACCCAATCGGATTTGGAATACTCCGCTCCAAAATCATCTAACAACAATAGCGGAATATTCCTGAGCTTTTGTTCATAATTTAGAAACGCAACTCTATCCCCCTTTGATAAGGTGAGCATGATATCCAATAGACTAGGCATAGAAATCATCATACAGCCCTGTTTTAGCGCTAGAACCTCTTTCAGGATACTAACTGCTATAGAAGTCTTTCCAGTGCCAGCAGGGCCCCTTAAAATCAATCCTTTGCCACTTTTAAGATTTGCCTCTAGGTTATCCACATAATGTTTTACTACAGCATACGCCTCTGAATTTTCTTTAGGGAAGCTGCCATGTTTACGTAACCACTCAAAATCCATATCATAATATCGCCGAGGGATACCAACAGCAGCATAGTCTCCATTGACATCACTCTTAATCACTACAGGCTTATCATACACAGGATAGAAGAACTCATCCTTTACCATGGACTCTCTCGTATTCTGCTTGCCAGTCGACTTCTTCCTTTTTTCGAGAAACGTTTCTAGCATTTCCGTTATGTTTACTTGCTCCAAAATCTTTTTGCACCTCCTTCTTTAGATTTCCTGCTGTGACAGTTTCAACATACTTGATACTATTACCGCCATTATCCGCTGTGGTATTGATAGCAACAATAACTCGTTCCTTCCCATAAGACTCAACCAGATCATCTAATCGGTCTTTAATGACAGGTGATACATCACCGATTGCTTTCATGTACAAATCGTAAATGGGCTTATTTTTTACTTCATCATCGTCAAACATAGATAGAGGATTTTCATCTTCACGCGCGCGCGTATCTCTCTCTATATTATTAATTTCCTTTCCTTTCCTTTCCTTTTGTTCGTTTTGTTCAACGACCGTTGAATCTCGTTGAACGACCGTTCGTTTTTGTTCCTTTTTTCTTCGCGCCTCGCCACTTTTAATGCCTGCGAGCCTACGCTGTTCCTGCTTTTTTTCAAATTTACTTCTTCGCTCTTCTTGTCTGCGAATTAAACTAGGAGACCAAAAATACTCGTCATCACATTCGAGCAATTCAAAATCATTAATTAACGAGTTTACAAACAAAAATGACTTATTTGAACAAAAGAAAGTACGTTCGTTTTCGTTTAACGGTCGTT